ATACCATCAAGAGTTGAATAACTATCGTATTGAGGAAACTTACCTTGACCACGTCCTGTTAACAAATAATCTTGTAATCTTTGTTTGTAAAAGTCTGCTCTTTGTTTCTGTATGTTTCTGAGATACTTCATTGTGTCACTATCAACACCAGTTCTTCCACCTTCTAATCCTGAAGGGCCTACAATACCGACGTTCATCGACCTGTAATGGAGGTGTGGAATAAGTTCGAAATAAGAAACTTGAATAAGATATGGACTTACATAATCATTGATAAGTGTTAATTCATCACTATTAAAAGTATTACCTGTTGATGATACTTGATTTAATAAATGATAATAGAACTTAGCCCCCAATATTGGCATCAAGTGGATATCTTGCGCCACTCCTATCTCGGCCTTAATTGCGTCCACGTCAACATTTCTATTGATATTAGTCCACGATTTAATTTTGTTTTCACTGACAAGTAATGTTGTTGCCATATTAATTAGTTGTTTTCTTCTTCATCTCCCAACCAAACATTACATTCTTCTTCTGTTAAACCATATCCTGATTTTAACATCTGTATTGCTTGTTGTCTTGTTATTTTTCCTTTGTTATATTCTCTTACCACTCTCATTAACGCCTGATATTCTCTTCCCTTCATTCCCTTTATATTCTCATTAATTGAAACATCTTCCGCTTGAACAGGTGTAACAGGTTTGTCCTCAACAATTGGATTTTCATTAATATCTCCTGTCACATATAATGACAATGGTTTAATTTCAAAGGTTGTTGGTTTTCCGTGTTTTAAGGTCACTAACTTATTAAATACAGGAAGTAATTCGTGTTGGTATGGTTGTATTACCATCTTTCTGAAATACTCCGTATGTTCGACAATCTCCTTACCAGATCCCAATTTACCAGAGGTTGATATTCCATATAACTCACCTGAAGAAACCCTGTGAGCGGAAAGTATTGACCTTATAATGTCCTCATATATTGCTGTATAATAACCATCATTTGTATCAGCACCAATTTGTGTAATTTCAGGTGATGTTTCCTTACTTTCGTTAAAAGAGATAATTGGTCTACCTGCGTTATTAACAGAACTGAATTGTTCTTCCAAACCTCTTGAAATTATTCTTTCCTCATCAGGACCTGGTTGTCCTCCGTTGAAATTTATCCACAGAGAAGGTCTCATTCCGTTCTTCAAATTGTTTGCGTGAAATTCTTTGATATTAACATCTACTTCAATCGCAGCAAGTCCACCGCTATAATCAGGGTGAGGATAGTAAGAATTATTTGGACAATAAGACTTATAATAAAGGATTTGTGATGCGTCTCCATCTTTTTGATTGAATGGGTCATATTCGAGAACGGGGAACTTTTTGATATTTGTCCAATCCGCTGAATAATAGTATGTTTCAATTTCATCTGTTTCAGGGTTTATTTTACCACTTCTAACTCTTGAAAAGTCTATGTGATAAATTTCCGCAATGGTTTCTCTATCTCTTGACCATACAACGTTCAGAGAATACCCACCGAAGAGTACCAGATCCAAAGCACATTTCTTCATTACATCGTGAACATTCTCCTTTGGATTAATAAGATTGATTGAGGCCATTGGGTTATTTAATGATACAATACCATCACCCATTATTTGATTTACCTTTGAAGTTATTACTGCCTTGTGGATAGCACAATTCTGATACCTTGAAATAAGGTATTGTGGCATACAGTTATCAAATCCGTAGTTTACCCAAGGTCTTCTATCAAATATTTCTGAGAACACAGGTAACAATGGTTCCTGTCTAAAATTTAGTTTTCCTAATTGATATTTCTTTTTTTCACTCATAAATTATTCTTGTATATAAATATATTTGTCAGCATCTTCATCGTTTGAGATATATTGTGTAAAGGTATTTCCTTGTTCAGTAGTACCCTCTAACATAACTAAAGATGTGAAAACTAATGTTGTTCCATTACCATATATCTTTAAATCGTATTGACCCTCATAATTAAGGTCTTGACCTGGTAAATTTAAACTTAATATAATCTCACAATATCTATCATTAGACCCATATTGTGCTTGATTTGATGTATCTATTACATACGATTTAGTTTCTTGTGATAAACTATGTGTAAAAACCAACGTATATGTTGAGAACGTTTGTCTTGTATTATTATTGATATTCAAGATTAATTCGTTCTGTTGTCCTTTTTCCAAATAGAGCATAGTAATATTGTATATTAATAAATATAAATTTTTTAAAATTGAATTGGTATAAAATAAAAAAAGAGGTGGAACCCACCCCTTTTTTCAATGAAAGTATAGAGATATAGACATTCGGTCGTTAGACCTACCGAATTAGTTAACTATAGTTGCTCCTGTAAACACAGTTCCAAGTGCTCCTTGGATAACTCTACTTGGTGTTGGTTCTTGCGTTGAAAACACAAAAGTCATCTTATTACCGTCTCCAAGTGCGGTACCACTATTTGCGTCACCACCTGAAAGATAAGCACCATTAACTTGACCTACCATATATTGAACATCATTTTGGTCAATAGCAATGATTTGTAATTGGTCATTTTGTGATAATGCTTGAAGAATATTTCTTTTATCTTCATCGTATTTGTAGAACACAACAGTAAGAACGCCTTCAAAAAACACGCTTGAGTTTTCGAAACTCTTGGTTACAGTTTGAACATAACTTGAAGTGTTGCGTTTAACGTCAAATCCTAAAAGTTGTGTACCTGATGTTACAGTTGCTCCTGTGATTGAACCTTGAGCATCATAAGTATATCCAGTAATTTCTGCGGTAGCACTACCACCAACTACATAGATTTTTTTGATACCACCCAACCCATCTGAACATTCAAACGTTAAACCAGTTGATATAAAACAGCTCATATTTTTTTATTATTAATTTGTTTTGTTTATTTTAATATGAGGGGCCTTTCACCCCTCTGGTTTTAAATGGGAGTATTATTATAATCCGTTTGTTGCGAAGTACTTCAATGAACCGAAAGTAGCTACCTGTACACCATAAGAGTACTTAGAGATACCTTTCAATACGTCGAAATCACGAGAGTAGAACAAATCGATTTTCTCGCTGTCATCTAACAAGTTAGTACCGAATACTGTGTATCTTGCTGGAACTAAGTATGCTGAGTTACCAGTGATACCGATTGTTGGAACAATCTTCACAGATGCGTTCGGATGGATTGCGTATGAGTTAGGCATTGAACCGATAGCACTTGTACTACCAATGTAATTTTGGAAGTAGTTAGCCGCAGTTAACGCTTGTACATACTTTCTGAAGTTTGCTACAGAAACGAATAATTTGTAATCATCCAAGATTTGAGCGTTACTATCAAGAGCGTTAATCATCTTATCAACTTCCCAAATTGGGTTACCATTTGTTCCGTATGCGATTGCTGGATTGAACGCTGTACCTGATGCTGATACCGCTGTGAATGAGTTACCAGTTGTTGGCATCAATACACTTAAACCATCGAAACAATCACCTGATAAACTATTCGCTTGCCATACTTTTGTTTCAACTCTTTGTTGAATTTGGTCAACAATGTTTTGAGCGATGATACCTTCAAATGGAGTTTGTTTGTTAATGTCTAAGTCACCACCTTCTAAGAACATAGAAAGGTAAGTGTCTCTTAAATCATCAGAACACCATTCCATATTAATTTTTTCTTGACATACAGTCAAGTTTCTCTGAGTGTAGGTAGTTGTACCTGATGCGTTCCATCCACAAGAACCTTGTTGGAATGAAGGAGCACTATCTAAAAGGTTAAGTGCTTGGGTACCACGAATACCAACTCTTTGAGAAATTTCTTTTACAGTAGTTGCGCCCATCAAAGCTTTTGTTAAAAGCTCACCCCCGGTTTGGTCGGTAAAACCTGTGATTGAACTAACTACATAGTTAAAATCTTCTTTTCTAAAATTTTTCATAATGTTATTTAATTTTTTTTATTATTTGTTATTTCTTAGTGCGAGGATTGCTGATACTCTTTTATCCTCCACTGTTTCGTTATATTTGGAAAACTCGGTCTTACCATTTGGTACAGGTTTAGACGCTGGTTCCTTTTTAAATGCGTTGAAATTGTTTTCAAGAGATGACATTTTTTCTTCCATTTCTTTCATCTTTTCTTGAACCTTTTCCATAAGTTTCTTAAGAAGTTCAACCATTTCTTTGTCTTTTTCACTTTCGTCAATCTTCTCAACAACTTTTTCTTTTACTTCTTCTTTAACTTCTTCCATATCCTCTTCTTCAACTTCCATTTCAGGTTCTTCAACTTTAACGATGACACCACCTACAGTTTGTACCTTTACACCACTTTCAAGTTCGTGTACCCCATCAGGAGCCGGTAATTCACCTTCTTCAGTTACAACAATAACCTTAGAACCTTCTAAAAGTTCTTCACCTTCAACTTTAACTACAGTACCATCCTTCAACTTAGCTTCTAAGAAGATTTCCTTTACAGTTGATATTACACCGTCTTTAACGTTTACATTGAAGTTATCAATACGATAAGAACCTGTAGAAAGAGGAACAGATTTAAATTCGTCGTTTATTTTACTAATTTTTTGTCCTTTTTCTAATTTGTTTGCTTGAACGATTGTCTTATCTTCCAACTTATATGAATTTGGAGTTACTTCGTCAAGGAAACCAAATTGCTTCATTAGACCTTTAATTTCAGCAATTACATTTTTTG